GCCAGGTTTGAGTAACATTTGTTACCAACGTCGTCTTAGTTTTGTGTTCAATCTGATACCAGGAAGGTTGGTGATCCTAGAGCCGCTCATAGAACGTAAGCCCAGTTGTCTTTCGATAACTGAGGCTAAACGTTCATAGTGACCTTTGGGCACCTTCCGATCTGATAAAAGATCTAGACGCTTGGTCCAATCGACATTAGTGAACTGATTAGCGGAAGACGCACGCATAGCCTTATATAAAAGGTATACGCGAGCATCATCCCACTTTTTCGGAACACTTCTGACTTCGGATTCAAGCGACACAAAATTAAACTTCTTGCCGTCCGCATAGTCATCAAAAACTATGTGGTCGTCCGTACCGTCATCCGGCCCAGCGAGATACGTACTAACGTCTCTCAAAAGGAAGGTGAGGTGGCGCCATGTCTTTGGTAGGACAAAGCGCCATCCTGTACGATATAGGTAATTTCGGAAACGTACTATGTCTCGGAGTTTTAAATAATCCTTGACATAGAAACCGCGTACGTCATCACCCAAAAAGAAGTCGCCCCCACAGGATTCGCGGAATGGACCTGAGCTAAAGCTCTTCTCCTTATTTACCTCGAACCCTAGGATCCCCATCATCTCTACAAAGAGAGGATAGGACCTTGTTGGGAGTATTACGTCGTCTCCGTACACGGAAACATCAACGGTTGAATCGCCATTTACTTCACAGCAGCTAATCGCTACTGCGTAGAAAATAAGGCTTTCCAACTCGAAGGTGAACCCGTTACCCATAGCAGAAAATTTCTGGTATGGGTAGGACCTGCCTTCAATATGATAATACTTACTCCTGATACTGTCGAGAAGACAGAACCAGTCGAAAGGTAGAAGGTCTAAAACGACCCTCCAACTTATCATATCAGAGGCATTTTTGAGGTCCACTGTAGCAAGGTGACCGTGGATGCTAGCTATCTTAGCTAGATCACGATGCACCTGCTGGTTGACATTTAGGTCATTACCAGCACGCTTCAGCTTTCTACGGATAATTTTGCCCACGCCCTTTTGTAAAAGGACGTTTAACGTAGGACCAATCGCAATCGGTCTGTCCGTTAGGGCAGTTTTAGGAACAAATGAGAGACGATCGCCTGGAACTTCAGTTAAGCACGCTAAAACGCGCTCTTCACTAAAGGGCGTAGCTAAATGCTTGCTAAGCCAACCAGGACAGTTGAGGAGAAGCTTCACAGCGGCTCCTTTCGCCTCGGGTGTCACGTCAAGTGCACCGTTTAGTTTTTCGTAAGCGGTAGTCTGCCTTTTAATAAGCAGACTTGCACCCGGACCGAACTCGAAATCAAACCTTGAAGGATCAGGCGCATTACCAAGGATCGACCCTATTTTTCGCTGCGTACGTAGTAATACGTTCGCTTGAGCGCTTTCCCGGTATATGGGGAAAGAGGGAAGACTCTGGTAGTTATATGCCTTGCACCTCGCTTCACATTGAAGAAAGGTCTTCATGGCTTCATATCGAGAATCGATAGACGTGTCCCAGTAAGGATACTTTTTAACTAAAGACCACAGTAAATTGTTTTTGTAATACCACTCTTGTGAAGGGGCTTTCGCCCAATCAACAGTAAGTGGGTTACTTAACAATGCATCATGGTCACCGGATTGTAGAGACCAGAAAACACTGTTGCTAAAGGATGAATTAACATCCTCAGCAACAAGTTTCACGATGTCTACATAGGCTGAAGCGTGCGATATCGGGTCATCCCAATACGCTTTTAAGTTACGTTTAACGTTTCTTACAGATGAAAACTTAGTTTTCATTCGAGTCTCCAGTTAGTTAATAAGGAAAGTTACCATTGTCGAGTAAATCGACAACGATCGCGTTACTAAGCGCGTTCTTAGCAAAAGCCAAAGCATCGGCTTTCGCTAACGTAGGGGCATCTTCGGGAATAACGACGTCAATAATATATTCAATCTTACTGACGGACGTTTCAGTCCCGATGGTTACCTCATACGGCATGGTAACTTTCATAGTCACCTTTTGGGCCAGGCCCGGTTTTGGTGTACGCAGTCCAAGGGACAGCTTAGGATGAAGGGCGGTAATTTCGCCAGTTACGGCGTATTTAAAGAACCGCACTAAACCCACGGCATAACTTGGAACAAACGTACGTGCTGTTGGTACTGAATCGTTCAGTACTATATTGGCTGCTTCTGCCATTACATTGATCTCCTTGATCAGTGGTAATGTCACACGTAGTCGATTGACCCGTACATGACGTTAATGATATTTAGAGATTATCTCAGAAATATCGTTTTAGCTAGAGCGAGAGCGCTAGTAACCTTTTTAAGGCCTAACTTCTTGCCTAGGTTGGTAAATGGCGACGGGGGCGCAAGACTCACACCTGTGAATCTTTCGAACCTGACGACTTCACCATCGTATTCGCCTGGACCTCTTGAACCATCAATTGTTATCATTACACAACTGTTGCGTTCGTTATGAAGTTCAGAGCGACACGGGTTAATGGTTGTATATCCTGTAAAAGTATCTAAGTCCTCCAAAAAGGACCCGATTGGCACAAACCAGTCAACTATGAAGGAGAAAGGAACTTTCTCCCACAATATGTTAGCTGGATTGCTTAAGCCAAGGGCAGCTAAATTCCGGGAAACCGGG